CTGGAATAACTGGACAAGCTTACTATGTTGTGGCGGTTACAGGATATTCTGCTGGTGCTGGAACGGTTAGAGTAAATCCTAAATTTACAACTGCTAACAAACCAACTCACGCTGAAACTGCTACTTTAAGAAGTAATTACTCAAACATAAGATTAACAGGACACGACTTCCTAGATGTTGGTACTGGAGATATTGCAACAACTAATTATCCAAATGCTCCAACACAGGCGGCAGACGCTAATGATGAAATCTATGAAGCTGATAGAGGAAGAGTATTCTATTCTTCAACAGACCAAGATGGTAACTTTAGAGTAGGTAATCTATTTAAAATTGAACAGGCAACTGGTAAGGCAACATTGAATGCCGAAGCATTTGACCTTTCTGGATTACAAGAATTAAGTTTAGGTTCAAGTGCTCAAGGAAACTTTGGTGCTACAATTGCTGAATTTAGTACAGACGGAACATTGGCAGACAATTCTGATACTGCTCTTGTAACCGAAAGAGCTATTAAGACTTATGTAGATGGACAACTTGGTGGTGGTCAAAACGACTTGTCAGTTAACTCATTAACGGCAGGTTCAATTACTGCAACAGGACAAACTATTTCTACAACAGGATTAAGTGGAACAGATGTTAATTTAACTATTGGAACACAAAACGATGGTATAATTACATTAAACGCACAAACACAAATAGGAATTACACCTTCGGCTGCTAACGACATAGTTAATAAATCATATGTTGATTCGCAAGGTACTCCAACATTACAAACACTTTCAATTGATGATGTTGATTTGGCATTAAAACGAAGAGTTATTACAAATGCTAATGAACTAATCCAAAAAGAAAGTACTCGTTTTGATGGTACAGATAAAGCTGAAGGATTTGAATTTATCAACGGCACTATGCAAATTAATATAGACAAAGCTGGAGATTTGGTAATAGAAACAATATAAATATAGTAAATTAGGAAGATAAACAATGGCAACAACAAAAACTAGAATTGGAAATCTGTTCTTCAATTATCAAGGAGAATATTCAAGTACAAAAACATATTATAAAGACGATGTTGTTATGTACAACAACACAGATTGGATTTGTACAAAGAATTCTGCTACAACGGGAACTGCTCCAGTAGACAATCAAAGAAGATATGTCAGAATTACTAAAGCTGTTTCAGCTAGTACAGGTTCTAACGCATATAAATGGGATGGTGAAGCTGCTTGGCCTCAATCAGAAGTACAATATAAAATTGGTGATACTTTAGTTTTACACCAAGATGGAAACGATTTTGATGATAACAAAATTGCTTTTTCAGATTCATCTACAAACAAAAATACAAATTTATACCACAAAGATGTTACCTATTTCTTAAATGGTAAAGCTGTTGGTGCTGGTACGGCAACTAATGAATATTTTAATTCATCAGCTTTTAACAATGCTACTAAAAGAGAAATTAGAATAGATTTTACAAGTGAAACACCTAAAGAAATTTATATGTTTAACTATGATAATCCAAGTGCCAATTGGGGTCCTAAAATAGTTGTTGCTGACCATTCAATTTGGAAACCGATTAGACAATCATTTAAATGGAGAGGTGAACACGATAACACAAACGATAGTGGTTCATATCAAACTTATTACACAAATGACATAGTAAGAATAGTTGTTCCTTTAGATAACGACTTTTCTGAAACGGTTATGGACCAAGAGCATATTCAATCTGCAAGAGCTACTTATATTTGTATAAGACAGCACACTTGCGATGGTACAAGTAAGTTTTTACCTTGGGACCAAGAAGTTGATACAGACGACAATAAGTATTGGGAAAGAATTTCAGAAGAAATGCAATTTGATGATGAGATAGTTGAAGATAGTGGAGCTGTTGCTACAATTACAAACATATCTGCTGCTTCTCCAAGTAGAAAACAAGGATTTTACTGGTCTGTTAATTCTAAAAACATAACTGCCGCTGCTGAAAACTCAAATGCTGGTAGAACAGGTGGATATAATCCTCCAATGTTTGATGTTGAAGTAGAAGGTTATCAATCTGCAAAAACTTGGACAATTGAAACAAGTGCTCATTACAAAAGAAAAAAAGGAAAATACAATAATGTAACCCATACTTCTTCAAGTGGTGGTGGTTCAAACTCCTATTGGGATTTTGAAGTTGATATGGAAGGAAAAGTAACCAAAGCTGTTCTTACGAAGAAAAATCTTGGTGGTGATATGGGTGGATTAGGATATGCTGTTAACGAAGAATTAACTTTTGCTGATTCAAGTTTCGGTGGAGGTGGTGCTCCAGATGTTGTATTAAAGATTACTGCAATAGGAACTTGGGGTGCATTAAACATTAATTTAGCCAAAGACGATAGACAAGGAAGACAATACGCACAATGGTATAACGATAATGAAGCACCAGTATTTGGTGGAGAAAATAACGCTACTAATGACCAATTAGGATTTGATGGACAAATATTTTATTCTTCTTCAAATGTAACCTTTGATGTTGCAAGTACAAGTAAAAAAGCTAGAGGTTATGCTACAAGATTTACAGGAAACAGATTAGAGTGTATGTCTCTATGTAATACAAATGGTCCAATTGGAGACGATAACAAGTATTACAGATTACCTGGACAATTCCAACAAGCTAATTGCGTTAACTGGCCGTGTTTTATTAATGGTCGTGGTGGTATTACAAGTTGGGGTTCAAACTCAAATGGACAAAACGGAATTAATCAAGGTTCTGTATTAATGGGAGTTGGAATGACTTTCCCATTTACAGATTGGTATAGAAGTACAGATAACGGTGGTAGTGGTGTTCATACTACTCCTGATGGAGAACCACCTAAAGCACTTCAATTAATATCTGGATATGAAAGTGGTATGGCATTATTTAATAATGGCGAAATATACCATTGGGGTTACGGAGGTCACGGACAAAGTGGTGACGCTGCTACTTCAAATAGAAGTTATCCAGTAAGATGTGGTGGAACATATCAGGAAGTTTATCTTGCTGCTAACACTTCAACACACACTTTAAAAGATACAAAAATTAAAAGAATATGGGTTACTAATTGGGGCGGAGACAATAACACAAATACACACTCTTGTTATGCGTTAGATACTGACGGAGAACTATGGGCGTGGGGTTATAATGGTTATGGTCAATTAGGACAAAACAATACTACAGACTTAAACAGACCAACTAAAATTAACAAGACTTCTTACTTTAATGGTAATAAGATTCTTGCTTTCTGGACTGCTGGGGCAGGATACGCTTTCTGTTTCGCTTTAGATACTGCTGGAAAATTATATAGTTGGGGTTATAATGGATATGGAGTACTTGCTCAAGGTAACACAACAAACTTATCAGTACCAACTGAAATAACTGGTGTAACCTTTGATAATGGTTCTTCAAACGCTGGTACAATTAAAAAATTATTAGTTGATTCTCAACAATCATACCAAAGGGTTGCTGTTCTTACAGACAAAGGTAAAATATATTGGTCTGGAAGAAATGAATATGGATGGGCGATGATGGGAAATACAACAGATGTTAATACATTTACTCAAATGTCTGGTGGACCTGGAAGCGGAACTAATTCATATTGCGCTAATATGTGGTTTACTGGAAATGGAAGATACGCAAGTTTCTGGACTAAAGATAGTACAGGTGCTATAAAATGTTGTGGTTACAATGGTTCTTATGAATTAGGAATTGGAAATAACAACAACCAATCAAGTGCTGTTGATCCTAAATGGCAAATTAATGGAACAACAACTGCTGATTTAGAAAATATTAAAGACATTGGTTGTAATAGTGAATATGGTAACCAATGGTGTTGTAATGTATGGGTATTAACTTACGATGGATTTATGTTTAATACTGGAAGAAATAACCACGGACTTGGATGCCAAGGTTGGTCTTCTGACTATACTAACAGACAATCTACAAACAACATAGAAGAAACAGATGACTATTACTTCCAAATGCAAAGAATGCCGAACTATGCACACGGCAGAATCGAAGATGTAAGAGGAAGAGGTTATTACTCTAGTGATGGTAATAGATACCACTTTAGAGAAATTAGAACATTTGATAACAGGTACCTAATGTGGGGTTACGGTGGAGATTATATGATGGGACAAAATGATGGAAACTACCACTCAATTGCACAACCACCTGTTCTTGGATAATAAATATAATAAGAGGGAAATAGGAAACTAAAATGGCAAAAATAAATCTCGGAAGAATTAAACTACAATTCCAAGGAGAGTACGACACAAACCAGTTATATAGAAGAGACGATATAGTCTACCACAGAAATGCTATGTGGATTTTGACTAGTGAATATCTTCCAGATGGTTCTAGTGCTTATGCTCCAGGAAGTAAGGTTCAAGGTTACAATGTAAAAGAAAGAACTGGTGGTAACTGGTCGCAAGATTCAGATTACAACGGTGCTGACGCATTTAAATATACACAATATTGGACTGAAAACGAAAGAAAAGCTGAAAGACAAAGAACTGATAGAGACGGAAATCCTATCACTCACAATTCTACTTACGGCTCTAACGAAGAAGGTTCAATGGAAATGAACCATAACCAAATCGATTCACATATGGGTACGATTGTTCGCCATCAATCCCACCTTATGGATGAATATGACGCTATGTTCCGAGAGACAGAAGACGATTATTCAGAAATGGATACTTACAATGGTTATGAACAAACTTATTTTAGATACCACTACAGACCAGCAGACAATACTTTTGATGTTGCTGTTGCTGTTTCTGGTGGTGTTCCAGATTTCAAAATTGACAATAGATTAGGTTCATCTACTAAAGGAAGACAATTTGCTGGTTACAGAAACTATGAGTTTGTTAGAGAAGGACATAGATATAACTTCATACAACAAAAGAATTCAAACAAATACTATCCGTTAGGATTTTCTTATACTGCCGATGGTATTCACAATACAGGTGACACAGGTAAATCATTAGGACAAGACCACGATGGTCCTTACTATGTAAAAGGAACAACTTCAACTGGTGATAGTGGTTTCTTTTCACCTTTATACAAAACTGCTACTGCCGCTAATGCTGAAGATACAAGACGAGGTGGACAAGGTGTATCACATAAACTAACTTTTAACCAAGACGATGTACCTGGTTATGAAACACAATCAGTTGCTTTACAAGGTTGGTTACACGATGATGGCACACAAAGAAAAGATACGCAAGTTTCAGTATTAACAGACGCTAGTAATAATACTTACTTACAGGTTACAAATGCTTGGGAAGGAACTACTTCAGGTGGTGCTTCTACAAGAACAAGAAAAACAATTTACATAAACACAGGTGATTCAACTGAACATCACGCACAAACAGGAACAACATATTCTTATGTTTATATTGATGGTGCATTACAAGTTGGCTCAAATGTAACCGCTACGGTAACATATAGTAGAGACGATACAACAACTGCTAATAATGGTGCTGGAAGAAAAAGACTTTTAATAAATGGAAAACCTGTTTATCAATTAGTTGCTGAAACAAATACTGCAACGGTTGATGGTATATCTGGTGCTTATCAGGCAATAGATAATACTGGTACAGGAACAACTACTGCTTTAGGTTCATCTCCAACTTCTAACGAAGGTTTGGTTGAACTTTATATGCCAAAACTTACTGATCCAACTGAAAATGCGGAAAGAACTTTCCAAGTTTCTGTTGCTTCTAGTAAATTTACTATAGATGGTGAAGCGCCAACTGCTAATACGGTTAAATTAGAAGAAGGAAAAACTTATAAGTTTGACCAATCAGATTCTTTAAACGACACTCACATTATAGGATTTTCAACAACTGCTGATGGTACACACGGCGGTGGGTCTGCATATACAACTGGAGTAACCTCTTATGGAACACCTGGAAAAGCAGGTGCTCATACGATAATTAAAGTAAGAGCTGGTACTGCTAAACTTTATGTTTATTGTACTGCTCACTCTGGTATGGGTTTTGCAACTGAAACATATGATACTTCTGCTAATTTAGGAAAAACATATGCTCCTGCAAACATAACTAAATGGAGAGGATTTGGTAAAAACGGATGGGTTAAATACTACCTAGATGGATACCAAGTTGATGAACACACTTACATTGAGACATTTTTCAATGGAACTGGAAACAATGATGACCACGAATACAGACAAAAAATGGAAAATGGCAAATGGAAGGGTGGAAAACAATACAACTTTGAAAACAAAGGTGATAGAACGGTTGAGTTATATGTACCTTATCAAACAACTCAATCTGAAGCAGAAAAAACGGTTATATATCCATTCTGTTTAGAACCAACAACTGCTAGTAGAGCTACTACTGGTATGTACAACGATTTAGGTTTCTCAATTGAGAAGTCTTGGAGAGGTCATAAACATTGGGACAAAATACAATCATCTTTAAGATTTAGAGGTGAATATTCTGTTAATACACAATACAATCACAATGATGTTGTGTCTTACAAACCTTTCAAAAGAATATCAACTGGTGAGAAATTTTACAGACACGGTACTGGATTATATAGATGTATAAGAGATAACAAAGGTAGACCACCTCAACACGGTTATATGGAACCAACAAGGTCTCCTTTAATGACTAAATCTTCGGTTACATCAAACAGACTTACTGGTTATTCTGACCACGAATTTAACAATGAGACAGGTAAGAATTATCCTGCACATATTCAATCATATCATAATGCTTGGGAATCCTTTGCAGGTATGAACAACCAAGAACAATGTGCTGGTGTTTGGTTCCCGAATAGAGGTCCAATAGGTTGGCCTTATAAAGATGGAAGAAGCGAAAGTGCTAACATTTATAGATGTCATATGTACATTGATAAAAATGGTGCTGTATGGTCAATCGGACACGGTTCAGATAACCACAATATGGAACAAGGTCGTTCATCTTCATACTTTAGAGAAGTATCTTTTAGATGGAGAGATTTCTACAATTCAGAAAGTAGAAACGAAGGTGGATATAGTCATAGAGCAGGACCTAAATGGTCTCGTTATGACAGAATGAGAACACCAAGAGCTATCCAAATAGAAATGGGATATAGTTTTACAATGATATTATTTGATAATGGTGAAATCTTCCACGGTGGATATGGTTCACACGGACAACAAGGTACTGGTTATGATGGTGCGCCAGGTATGGCAATATCACCTGACGGATTAGAAAATGTCCACTTCATTAAAATTAATATGAAGTATCAAAACGAAGATAGTACACATACTCCTTGCGCTTTAACAGACGAAGGCGATGTATATACTTGGGGTTATAATGGATATGGAGAGTGTGGTGATGGTAGAACACAAAATAACTACGGACCGAAAAGAATACCTAGAGAATGGTTTAATGACGAGAAAATAATTGACATATGTTGCTCTGGTGGAGATAGTACATCTTTCTATGCTAGAACATCGCAAGATAACATTTATGCTTGGGGAAGAAATAACATTGGTCAATTAGGAGATACAACAACTACAGACAAATACAGACCAATATTAATGACAGGATTTACTGCTTCTGATAATGGTGGTATCGCTGTATGGCAAGCTTGTTCTCACTCATCTAACTCTTGTTTCCAAATATTAGATGGAAACGGATATATTTGGAGTACAGGTAAAAACGATTATGGTAACTTCTTTGATAACTCAACAACTGATAGAAGTACTATGACACAGGCAACTGCTTCTCCTGCTGGGGATATAGTTGACTTTTGGGCTTGTAGATGGAACGGATATAAAACATCTTTCGTTAGATTGAAAAATGGAGAGACTTGGACTGCTGGACACTCTGGAGGTTATTACAATTCAGGTGATGGTGGAACAGGTACAAATACTGCACCTGTACAAGTAGACAAAATTAACAATTTGAAAGAAGTTGCAATTTGCAATACTTATTCTGACCACGGAAGAAGTTATTGGTTAACTGATAATGGGGAATTCTTCTGTCAAGGTAGGGATGTTTATTCATCTATGCCTAATCCAATTGCTGGAGATAACTGGAATGGTGAAGATGGAACATACAAACCATACCACGCTTATGTACCTGCAGGAACAAGAATAAGAACAATGTGTATTCAAGGTGTTGACCAAAGTACAAACTACTATGGACTACAACCTTGGGTAGGAACTGAAGATGGACAAGCACTACTTTGGGGATATTCTAGTAATAACAACTTGGGACACCACGCAACTGCTACTTGGTCAAGTACAGGAAGAGCGATGATGTGGCAAGCTGGTAATGGTAGATAATTATAAATAGAAGTATAACAAAAAAGAAAACGGAGAAATAACAATGGCAAAAGTAATATATTCAATGACTGCTGGAATTGGTCAAGGTGATGATTATACTGCTCCTACAGGAGATACGCCTATTAGTTTAGGAGAAATGGATGGTAAAACATACTTTTCTATAGACGATGGTAATACTACCATTTCAACTAGTGGTGCAAATGATTCTGTATATGGAGTATCAGTAGTATCAGACGCTGATGAGAAAACAAAACTAAAAAATTCTAGCTCTTATGTTGAACAAGGTTTAGACGATTTAGACAAAAGTTTTATGGAAGGCAAAAAAATGATAGATTTATTATCAGATGTGGCAGATGACACTTCTGCAACTAAAACTGCTATCGCTGACCACAAAACTGCTAAAGCTAACTTTTTATCAAATTTAGGATTTTAATTAATTAAGTATTAAGGAAAGAGTAATATGGCATTATCAATAACAGATTTTAAAGTTACCTGGAAGGGTGCTTGGAGAGATAAAGAAAGCTACAACAAAAATGATGTAGTTTACTGGAGAGGTAAATCGTATAGATGTATTGAAGATACACCTATTCATTACACTATCTCGTCTGAAGCAATGATTAACACAAATTCATACGGTCAATATCAACCGACTATGGTGAAAAGAAGTTATAGACCAGATAACAGAAGATATTGGACATTATTACTTGCTGGTAACGATAACATTGAAACTTGGCAATATTGGAGACAATATGAAAGAGGAGAAATGGTTAAAGTTGCTGATAAAATTTATCTTTGTTTGCAAAGAACAAGATATTGTAATACTTGGGTCGTAGAACACGATGGAAGACCTTCAAAATATTGGGAACTAATTTACATAAACGAAAACAAGTGGTCAAGTAGAAACGAAGTTGTATCATTTAACAACCGTGCTCCGTTAGGTTGGAGATACAATATGGGTGTTTCACACACAGGTTGCGCTGACCAAACTTACAGAACTTGTACTTTATGTTCAGATGGTTCTGATATGTGGGTTGGTTCTTCTGATAGTACATCTTCTTCTGGATTAGGAGAAGGTATTGCTGGAAATGACGAACCTGCAAAACATATGTCTTGTGGTTTCACATTTACAGATTGGATGGCGTCAACAGATAACCAATCTTGGAATATTAATGCAACAGGAAGAATGACTACTCCTGATGGATTAGCACCAAAAGTTATCCAAGTTGCAAGAAACTATAACAGAACATTTTGGTTATTTAACAATGGTGAAGTATATTCTGCTGGAGAAAATGGCAGATACGAATTAGGAAATTCAGAAACAACAGATAGACCTTATGCAATTAGGGTAACGGCAACCGATACACAGGACTGGCAAGGTAATACAATTGGAAAAACATTTAACCAAACTAGAATGGTTAAAGTAGGATTTTCAGACGAGGCACACGATAATGGTTCTGCTTCTTGTTGGGCATTAGGTTCTGACGGAAGTGTATGGGTTTGGGGATACAATAACGAAGGTCAACTTGGTTTAGGTAATCCTTCAATTAATAACTCAACAGATACTAGTGGTGGACCAACTTCAACTGCTTTCTATAGTGCCAATGTTCCTAGACCAGTAAGATTACCACAATCATATTTTGATGGAAGAAGAATTGTAGATATGTGGTGTTCAGGTTCAGAAGAAGCTTGGTGGCACGCACTTGACGATACAGGTCAACTATGGGCGTGGGGTGAAAACCAACACGGTGAATTAGGAGTAGGTAACAGAAATGGAACTTACCACTATACAACACCTACAAGAGTTGGAATTAACTGGAACAGATACGGCGGATTAAAATTATATAAAACAACTTGGTCAAACGGATCACATCATTCTACACACATTTTAGATGGTGAAGGATATATGTGGTTTACAGGTTATACAACTTCAGGCGCTTGGCCTATTGGTTCTCCTGGTTATACAGGAACTCACCATATTGGTTCATTTAGAAGAGAAGGTCACTTTATAAATGGTGATATTGACTTCTTCTGGTGTGGTGGTGATGAAAACAAATGGTTGTATTTAAGACAAAAATCAACAGGTATGCTATGGGTACACGATGGTAACTATGGAACTTATGGTGGTCGTGGACAATCAGTAGAAAGTAATGGATACTGGTATGCTTCAGGTGGTCACCCAGGAAGTTTCTTACATATGAAAGGTCCTAAATGGACGGTTAATGTATGTGATGTAGGTATGAGTAGAGCTGATGGTTCTTATATGTACTCTTTCCCAATGATACTTGATGACGAAGGAATTATATGGGGTGGTGCTCCATATTCAAACGATGAACACGGTTTAGGTGGAACATCTACTAACGATGACCAATGGACAAATGGTGGTCGTAATGACACGCAAGGTTCTATGGAAGACAATGAAATGTTTAGAACAAGAAAAAGAATTGTATTCCAACCTTCAGGTGGTCATAGATGGACTGATTTATTCTATTCAGGAACTGGTTCTTCAAACATACCAAGAGCGCTTAACCAAAGAGGTCAAGTGTATTGGTGTGGATACGATGGTGGATCTTCGGTAACGCAACACTATGATTATTATAGTGAAGGTGCTGATAGTAACCAAACACAATACTTCTTCCACTTGGGTCCTAGAGACTAATATAAATACTATATTATAGACCTTTTAAAGGTCACTATATAAAAACTTGGAGTGAAAAATGAAAGACCTAGAAACCTTTATTGAAAAGGCACGAAGCAACTATGAAACAATGGATTTCATAGTAGATTACAACAACAATAAACTCATCAAAGAAGTTAAAGGAACTTATTTTTATAATCAATGGTTGGTTATAAATCAGTTAGAACATTTAACTTTAGAAATCACTAAAGATTTTCCAGAAATAAACATACGAGAAAAGCTATATGAGGCATTTAAACAAGAGTGGCCTTATGAAGCTGATGATGTTTCAAAACCTTGGGTAGAGCCATCAATGATGTATGGTACCGAAGTGTGGGCAAAACATTTAAAAACATTAAAAGACATTCCACATAAACTAGTTGCTCAACTATACGCTACTCATAGCGAAATTCATAAAAATCAAAAATCTTCTGTATTAGTTGACAAGTTAAAAACTTTATTTGAAAAATATTACAAAGACCATAAAGAAGAAATGTTAGAGGAAGTTAAAATGTCTTGGGATTTTAAAAGAGGTTTAATACAAGATTTAGTGGCACACCAAGAACATATGGAAGAGGTCTTACCTAGAATTGCATTATTTAAACAAGGTGCAAAAGAAATAATGGAAGATAAATCAGGTATTAATAATATGTCTGATGGTAATAGAGACGAAACTGAAAATGATTTAGTAAGAGCAGAATTAATGAAAAATGCGGTCACTATGAGAGAAATGGACTTTGATGATTTGCCAGAAAAATATAAAGATTATGTTAAAGAAGATATGAAAGCAGAAGAACAAAAGAAAAAAGAACTAGATAAAAAATTTGAAGAAGCACCAAAAAGATGAAGACATTAAAAGAACTTACTTGGGAACATCATAAAGAAGCAGAAAGACAAAAGTTTGTTAAAGTATTAATGTCAGGTAAAATAAATCCTGAAATATATGCTATCTATCTTTACAATCAACATCAATGTTATGATATGTTAGAAGCACTAGCAATGTCAGAAGGTATCTTTGATGATATGCCTGAAATAAGAAGAGCGCCATCTATCAAAGCAGACTTTGACGAATTATGGACTTATAATTGGCAACCAGTAAAAATGGAATCTACTGGTGCATATTTGGATTATATTAATAAAAATTTAATGGATAATCCAGAAAAAATAGCTGCTCATATATATGTTAGACATATGGGTGATTTATCTGGTGGCCAAATGATACAAAGAAAGATACCTGGTCAAGGAAAGTATTATCAATTTAATATTAGATATGTTGAAGGAAGAAATCAGAAATATAAAAATATACAAGAACTAAAAGAAGCGTTAAGAACAAAGGTAAATAGTTATCAAAAATATTCTGACCAAAGTACTTTAACTGAAAATATTAATAGTGTTGTTTATGAAGCAAGACAATGTTTTGGATTTGCAACAGATTTATTTAAAGATATTTACAAATTTATTGAACAAAACGAGAAGAGGTTTGGTGATGGCACAATACAAACGAAGTAGAATATGGAATATGCTTGAAGAAACTACCACTTTAATTATGGCAGTTTTTGAAAGAGAAGGTAAAGAAATATTTGAACCAACTATGGAAAAATTTAATCGTCCAAAAGACGGTTGGATTAATAGAGTATGGGAAACACCAGAAGCAAGAAGATGTCATTTAGATGTTGTGGATGCTAGAGCAACAAAAGGTTTATATATGTTTCATTGTTGTGTATTTCCTAGACTTAATAGTCCAGCACCAATATATGGACTAGATGTAATTGCTGGTGCAAAAAAGGTTACAGGTTTCTTCCACGACTTTTCTCCACTTGCAAAGAGAGACCATTCAATGGTTGATTGGTTTGTAAAAGAATCAAGTAATTATAAACCATCTAAAGTGAGAGAACTACCTGAATGGGCATTAAAAATTTTTAGTCCAGGTATGGTAGCTGCTAGTAATATAACTACTGAAAAAGAATTAAATCACGCTTTGAGTTTATCACAATGTAATTTAGGTGCTTACTTTACATTATTAAGACGAGAAAAAAATAACAAAACAGATATAACGGAGCAAGAAATAAAAGACGCACAAAACAGATATGCTAAACATCAAAGAGAAAATCCTCATACACCTAGAGTTATGAAATCACTTGGACTACCTGAAGACGATGTAAAAGAGTTTTGTACTAACGCATTATTTCCATATGTAGAATAATGAAAGAATTAGAAAAATTTACACAGGTCATAGAAGATTATAAATCAGATGGAAGATATAGAACTTTTAACGATATTATAAGAATAAAAGGAAAGTATCCACACGCAATCTGGTATTCAAAATACTCAATTAAAAATATAGTTAATTGGTGTTCCAACGACTATCTTGGTATGGGACAACATAACTATGTTATAGACTCTATGAAAACAGCACTAGAAACGAGCGGAGCGGGTGCTGGAGGGACAAGAAACATATCAGGCACTACTCACTATCATAATGCTCTGGAACGAGAACTAGCGTCTCTCCATAAGAAAGAAAAAGCATTATTATTTACTTCTGCTTATAATGCCAATCAAACAACTTTAGAAACAATGGGTAAGATTATACCTGATATGTTGTTTATATCAGACGCACAAAATCACTCTTCCATTATACAAGGTTTAAGGCATAGTAGATGTAGAAAAGAAATATTTAAACATAATGATGTAAAAGATTTAGAAGGCATATTACAATCTAATCCAGGTCCAAAATGTGTAGTATTTGAAAGTGTATATTCTATGGACGGAGATATTGCTCCTGTAAAAGAAATAGTTGACTTATGTAATAAGTATAATGCAATTTCTTATATTGATGAAGTACACGCTGTTGGTCTTTATGGAGAAGAAGGTGCTGGAATATGCGAAAGAGATAATGTTGAAGTTGATATAATAAATGGAACACTAGCCAAGGCGTTCGGTGTACAAGGTGGATACATCGCAGGAAAGAGAGATTTTATTGACGCAATAAGAAGTATGGCGAGTGCTTTTATTTTTACAACTTCTGTAAGTCCAGTTATTTGTGCTGGTGCTTTAACAAGTGTTAAGTATGTTAGAGACCATCCTGAATTAAGAGAGAAGATACACGAAAGAGCAAATAAAACAAAAGAAGAACTTACTAGACAAGGAATAGAAGTTATGAAAAATGATAGTCATATTGTTCCTGTTATTATTGGAGAAGCAAAAAGATGTAAAGCAATATCAGATGAATTACTTTACAAAGAAGGTATCTATGTACAACCTATCAATTGGCCAACGGTTGCTGTAGGTACTGAAAGATTAAGATTTACTCCTACACCATTTCATACAGACAAATTAATATTTGATATGGTAGTTAAAGTTAAATCTGCAATCAAAAGATGTGGCAAAGGTTTAAAATATGATAGATAAAATTATAGCTGACGGTGGAAATGGATTAGATGTCCTAATATATTGCCTAAAACACGAACCTTTTATACAAGGAATTATATTATTTGCACTAATTATATCGTTATTTTCTTGGTACTATGATAAAAAAGATGAGAAAGCGGACTGGAGTAACCGAAACGATTATCTATAAATTATAAATATAGCAAAGAATTAGAAGGAAATAACTATGGCTCAACCTAATACAAGACAGACATTAATCTCTTATGCTAAAAGGGCATTGGGGCATCCTGTCATAGAAATAAATGTTGATGATGACCAAATAGATGATAGAGTAGATGAAGCATTACAATATTGGCAACAATATCACTATGATGGTATCAAAAGAACATACTTAAAATGGCAATATACACAAGCAGAAAAAACTAGAATGTTAACTAGTAATACTGAAGGTGCTACAAAAAATTCTGTAACCTCTACTTGGAAAGAAGATAACAATTATATTGTTGTTCCAGAAACCGTATTTTCGGTTACAAATATATTTCCTTTTTCAAACAAAGGTAATTTAAATTTATTTGATGTAAGATACCAATTAAGATTAAATGACCTATACGATTTCTCATCAACTTCTGTAATTAACTATGATGTAGTTATGAGACAATTAGATTTCCTAGACCATATATTAGTTGGTGAAAAACCTTTAAGATTTAACCAACACGATAATAGATTATATGTAGATATGGATTGGGAAAACGATTTAATGGTAGATGAATATATTGTTATTGAATGCTATAGAAAAATGGATCCAGACACTTATACAGATGTCTATAATGATATTTGGTTAAAGAAATACACAACTGCACTAGTTAAAAAACAATGGGGTGCCAATCTATCAAAATTTGCTGGTGTTGCTATGATAGGTGGAGTAACCTTAAATGGTGAACAAATCTATACACAGGCATTAGCAGATATAGAGAAGTTAGAGGAAGAAATAAAATCTCTACAAGAACACCAAGCATTAATGATAGGATAAAAATACAATGGCCGTTAATCATTATTTTCAAGGCGGCGATGGCATAGGTAGTCAAAGTGAGAAAAGATTAATAGAAGATTTAATCGTAGAAAATTTAAAAATCTATGGACACGCTGTTTATTATTTACCGAGAACTCTAGTTAATAGAGATTTAATTCTTGGTGAGGATTCTGCGTCTAGGTTTGACGATAGTTATTTAATTGAAATGTATTTTAACACACCACAAGGGTTTGCTGGTGAGCAAGAAATAATTAGTAAATTTGGATTAGAAGTTAGAGACGATACAACTTTTATTGTTGCTAAAAGAAGATTCCAAGAACAAGTAGATGACCCAGCAAACCTAATGGTAGATGGCAGACCTAATGAAGGTGATGTTATTTACTATCCACTAATGAATAAGTTTTTTGAGATTGCGTTTGTAGAAGACCAGGAACCTTTCTTTCAATTAGGTAACTTGCCTTGCTATAAATTAGTATGTAAAACTTTTGAATATTCAAGTGAAGAATTTAATACAGGTCACGCTGATATTGACCAAGCTGATGATAGAAAATCACTTGATACATCTTTGGCACACCAGTTTAGACTTGAAGATGGTACACTAAATCAATCTTCTTATGATGGTTTCTTATTATTAGAAACAGGAGACTCACACGGTAATCCACTATACTTAATTAATGAAGAATGGGACGACATTACAACTGATGGAGACGCTGCTGAAAGTGTACAAACAAAATCTGCTTATGCTGATAATTTAGATTTAGATTCGGCTGCTGGTTTTGATACTGCAACGGTTAATGACGATATATTAGACTTTACTGAAAAGAACCCATTTGGAGAGGTTAAATAATGTTTGGAACTCATTTTTATAACGAAGGATTAAGAAGATTAACTATTGCGTTTGGTCAGATTTTTAATAAAATTGTTGTACAAACAAAAGACGCAAATGGTTCAGTAGTTAAAAGATTTACGGTGCCATTAGCATATGCACCAAAAGAAAAATTTATTGTTAGATTAACTCAACAACCTGATTTATTAGATAAACAATTCGCAACGGTACTACCTCGTATGGGATTTGAAATATCTGGTATAGAATATGACCCTAGTAGAAAATTAAATAAACTACAAAAGTTTAGAAAACCAAAAACAACTGGTACTGCTACTGATAAAGAAAAGAAGATGGACTTTAACTATACTCCAGTCCCATATAATATAACATATAAATTGTTTATATTTACAGCAACTGCTGAAAATGGATTACAGATTGTTGAACAAATAGTACCATACTTTCAACCAGACTATACGGTTTCAATTAATATGGTTCCAGATTTAGGAATTAAGCGTGATGTTCCTATTATAATTGGAGACATACAATACGAAGATAGTTATGATGGATCGTTTGAAAACAGAAGAGCAGTAATATACACAATGAGTTTTACTGCTAAAACATATCTATATGGACCTGCAACTGATGGAGGTATCATAAGAAAAGTACAATCAGATTTAGGAACTGATATGACTAATAAGGCAAGAGAAGAAAGAGTAATAGTTATTCCTAATCCTTCTACTGCCAAACCAGGAGATGATTTTGGATTTACAACAACTATATCGTTTTTTGAAGATGGTAAAAAATATGACCCTTCAACAGGAAGTGATACATAATAATGAGAGGATATAATGGACGAAATATTAGTAAGAGACAATGCTCTACCAGAGAATGTAGCAAATAGTTTCCAACACAATATATACAGATTAGGTTATATAATATCTAAAGATATATTAGCAAATCAAATGAACAATCCAGGTATTGTTAAAGATGACAATACATTTAATACCGTTCAAATGGTACACCGTATCTATTCACACCTAGACCAAAGACCACAAGTTAATCCAGGATTAGAACCAATTAAATATGCTTTGAATATGATGGTTGAAGGTTTTGGTTATAAAGTGAAAGATATAATGAGATTAAAATTTAATATGATACAACCACATCCAGATTTCAAAGAAGGTATGTATAACACAGCACATATTGATGATGAAGAAATGGCACAACATTTTGTTTTAATTTATTATCCAATAGATTCTGATGGCGATACTTATTTGTTTAATGAGAAATTTGATAAGCTAAAGAAACCAAAAAAACTAACTATACATAAGAGAATATCACCAAAAAGAAATAGGTGTATTATGTTTAAAGGAAATAGATTCCACGCAAGTGCTAATCCAATGAAAAATGAAATGAGAATTGTTTTAAATTGTAATTTTTCTTTATTAGAAAAAGAAGAGTTTAATGAAAATAATAGAGATACAAGAAATGATCCTTTTAAAGGAACAAGTATAGAAGGTAAAGACTAATGGGAAAACTAGAAGACAAAGTAAATGATATTTTAGGTATTAAGGAAGAAAGTACTCCTGTCGCTGAATTAATGGTGCAAGAGAAAAAAGTTCCTGTACCTAGAAAAGAGGATCCTAAAAAGGACGATATAGATAATGATTACAAATATAGTAGAGAGAATTATTATAATCTTATTGAGAGAGGACAAGACGCAATACAAGGTATATTAGATGTTGCAAAAGAAGGACAACATCCAAGAGCATATGAAGTTGCAGGTGCATTAATTAAAAATGTAGCAGACACCGTTGATAAATTACAAGACTTACAAGCTAAATTATCAAAATTAAAAGAGGTGCCTAATAAGACAACTGCCAATATCAAAAATGCTTTATTTGTTGGGAGTACTACAGACTTGCAAAAGATGTTAAAAGATAAAAAACTTAAAACAACTTCAGAAAAAATGCAAGATGAATTAGAACCAATAGAGACAAAAGATGATAACTAATGACGCATATTTAGGTAATCCTAATCTAAAAAAATCAGGTGTTCAATCCGAGTTCACAAAAGAACAGGTTGAGGAGTTTGCGAAGTGTAGTGGAGACCCATTATACTTTATTAAAAACTATGTAAAGATTGTATCGCTTGATGAAGGTTTGGTTCCTTTTACAACTTATAAGTTCCAAGATAAGATGATTGATACTATGCACAACAATAGGTTTTCAATCTATAAACTACCTAGACAAAGTGGTAAATCTACAACTATCATATCTTACTTATTACATTATGCGTTATTTAATCCCAATTCAAGTATAGCGATTCTTGCCAATAAATCTTCTACTGCTAGAGATATATTGGGAAGATTACAACTAGCTTATGAAAACTTACCTAAATGGTTACAACAAGGTGTATTAAATTGGAACAAAGGTAATATTGAATTAGAAAATGGAAGTAAAATAGTTGCGGCCGCTACATCTTCAAGTGCTGTCCGAGGTGGTTCATATAATATAATATTCCTTGACGAGTTTGCTTTCGTACCTACAACGATTGCCGAACAATTTTTTAGTTCCGTTTATCCTACAATTACTTCTGGTAAATCAACTAAAGTAATTATAGTATCAACTCCACACGGAATGAATCAGTTTTATAAACTATGGATAGATAGTGAGAACGGAAAAAATAATTATATTCCATTAGAAGTACATTGGTCAGAAGTACCAGGTAGAGACGCAAAATGGAAAGAAGAAACAATTAGAAATACATCGGAAGCACAATTTGCTAGTGAGTTTGAGTGTGAATTTTTAGGTAGTATAGATACATTAATAGCTGCCTCAAAAATAAAAGCGACACCGTATATTACACCACTTAAAACAAATGGTAGATTAAGTATCTTTGAAGAACCTGTAAAAGGCAACACATACCTATGTACGGTTGATGTTGCCAGAGGTACACTAAAAGATTATTCAGCATTTATTGTTTATGATGTAACCAACTTACCTTATAGAGTGGTTGCTACATTTAGAGACAATGAAATTAAACCTATGTTATTTCCAGAAATGATTGCTAAAGTATGTAAGCAATATGACAATGCACATATACTTGTTGAAGTAAATGATATAGGCGCTCAGATTTCAGATGGACTACATTTTGAAATTGAGTATCCAAATGTATTAATGACTACACAAAAAGGTAGAGCAGGTCAAATCCTAGGTGCTATGTTCAGTCAAAGAGGAAGCCAATTAGGTGTTCGGATGACAAAACAGGTAAAGAAAATGGGTACTGCTAATATAAAATCAATTATAGAAAGTGATAAACTGATTATAAATGACTTCAATATCATAGAAGAAATGTCTACTTATACCCGAAAAAATCAATCTTGGCAGGCAGAAGAAGGTTGCAATGACGACTATATGACCTGTCTGGTTATACTTGGTTGGGTTGCAAATCAAAGGTTTTTTAAGGAAATGACAGACAGAAACATACGAGCAGAAATGTACAAAGAGCAAGAGAAGTTAATAGAGCAAGATATGGCACCTTTTGGCTTTGTAGATGATGGTATAACCAAAGATGAAGACAAACCGACCGTAGATGAATATGGAACGGTCTGGCATCCTGTAGTACGCAAAGGACAATAGTATAAATTTGGTTAATCATAAATATAAGTAATTGAGAAATTTGAATATGGGCGTATGAATAATACGAATATTGAACAATAAGGTAAATTATGTATTTAAATTTAAATACAAAAACAAATAATAAAGAGGAGAAAACCTAATGGCATTTCAAGTATCACCAGGAGTTCTCGTACAAGAAAAGGATTTAACTAATATAATCCCAGCTGTATCTACTAGTATTGGAGCATATGCTTTCAATTCTACAAGAGGTCCAGTAGGAGAGGTAACACTTATCTCTTCTGAACAAGATTTTGTTAGTGTTTTTGGAAAACCAACTGCAAGCAACTTTGAAGAGTATTTTACTGCTTCATCTTTCCTTCAGTATTCCAATGCCCTAAAAGTTGTACGAACAGAAAATACTGGTATAAAAAACGCTGTAACCAATTCAGGTACAGCACTATTGATCCGACACACGGATCATTATAGTTCTACATACTTAGCGGATGGTGCTTACACAGGAATCTCTGGCATTGAGTTTGCTGCTAGAACAGCAGGAGCTTGGGGTAATGGATTAAAAGTATCTGTTTGTCCTTCAGCGACTGCTTATGAAACAGAAGGCGTAACCACGGTTTCTGATTCAGCTGTAGCAGTAGGCGATACACAAATCACGGTAGCAAGTGGAACCAACATTGGTGTTGGTGACATTATATCTTTCTCATCTACGGCAGGAACTAACGACTATGATGACGGCCTAGAATACGAGGTTACTAATGTTTCATCTAACGATATTACATTTAAGAAAAAAGTAGGTACTGGTGGACTTGGAGCAATCTGTCCAAACGGTGCTAATGTAAGACGAAGATGGCAATATTACGACCAAGTAAGCGGAGCACCTGGAACATCTCCAGATGTTGAATCTGCTGGAAGAACAAATGACGAGCTACACTTGGTTGTTGTGGATGCTGACGGTTCAGTTAACGGCACAAAAAACGAAGTATTAGAGATATACGAAAAAGTATCAAAAGCAAAAGACGCCAAGGATGCAGGTGGTTCAAACAATTTCTATGCAGAAGTTGTTTTTAGAAAATCATCTTTCATCTATTGGGGAGACCACAACTCAAACGGAACTAATTGGGGAGATTCTAAAACAGCAGCTACTTCTGCTTATACAGATGTTACCGCTCCTATCGCACTAACCTTCGCTGGTGGTGTAGATGGTACGGTTACTGATGGAGCAAGAAAGACTGCGTTTGAAAAATTTGCTGATTCAGAAACGGTTGATGTTGGATTAATAATGGCTGGAAACGCTTCCGCTGCTTTAATCGGTGATTTAATTACAATCGCTGAACAAAGAAAAGATTGTGTAGTGTTCGCTAGTCCTGAAAGGTCCGATGTAGTAAACATCACTTCTGCGATAGTACAAACAAAAAATGTATTGAATTTCTTTAACACAATTCAATCATCATCTTACATAGTTTTTGATAGTGGTTACAAATATACATACGACAGATATAACGATGTCTATAGATATGTTCCACTAAACGGAGATATGGCTGGCTTATGTGCTAGAACAGACCTAACTAACGATCCTTGGTTTAGTCCTGCTGGATTAAATAGAGGTATTATTAGAGGTGCTGTTAAATTGGCATATAGTCCTAATAAAACTCAAAGAGACGAGTTATATAGAGCTAGAATCAATCCTGTTGTTTCATTCCCTGGACAAGGTATTATCTTGTTTGGAGATAAAACTGGATTAACTACTCCATCTGCGTTTGACAGAATCAATGTCAGAAAATTGTTTATCGTATTAGAGAAGGCAATCGCTACTGCTTCTAAATTCCAACTATTTGAATTCAACGATGAGTTCACTAGAGCTGGTTTTAGAAATATGGTAGAACCTTTTTTAAGAGAAGTACAAGGTAGACGAGGTATCACAGACTTTTTAGTAGTGTGTGATGAAACTAACAACACAGGCGAAGTAATTGATAGAAATGAATT